GTTGTCCGGCGTCGGCAAGCAATGGGCGTCGTCAACATCGAGCGTCAATTCCGAGGACGGGAATTTCGACGGGCAGACGCTGACGCAGATGGCGCAGAAAGTGCTGGGCGCAGTCGGCGGCCAGCTAAGAGTCATCGGCAAGCCGGACGAAACGCCATTCGAAAGCGCACAGGCGCAGAAGGGCGAACTGGTCTTCGATTTCCTCGACCGATTCGCACGAATGCGCGGGGCATCCATCGGCACCGACCATCTCGGCAACACGCTGCTGATCGGCGAGCACACCGGCACGATTGCCCAGCAACTGACCGAAGGCGAGAACATCCTGAAGATGCAGTGCGTCTTCAGCAACGAATATATGTCCAGCCTGTACAAGCTGAATGCGCAGTTTGCCGTGCGCGACGAATTGCAGCCGCGTCAAACAAACGAGATGCAGGCCAAGGTCGAGGGCTCGCTTACCAGCGTCTTCCGCTATCGCGAACTGGTTTCCGAGCAGCCGGTGAAGACGATTTCGGAACTGCTGCTGCGCACCAATTACGAAGCAATCCAAGCGGAAGGCACGCAAATCCGCGCTTACGTCACCGTGCAGGGATGGCTGCGCGATGGGCAAGTGCTCTGGCGCACGGGCGAGAATGTCATGGTCAATTCGCCGATGGCGATGTTGAACATGATCATGAAAATCCAGACCGCGACTTTCACGCAGGACGACAGGGGCGGAACGATCACGGTGCTGGAACTGGTGCTGCCATGGATGCTTGGCGACAAGCTTTATGGAATGAACGCGCCCGGCAGCCAAGCGCCGCAGCCGCCAGCACCGGCAACGCAATCGAGCAACGAGTCGGCGCTTGTCCCCGTACCAGCCTAAAGCGGAGTTTTTGAAATGCACAGACAGACACCCCTAACGTCGGCCTTCGTCGGCTACAGCAGCGGCGGCGCGCGGGCGCTGGTCGATGCGGCCGACGACATGACCGGCATGCAGGAGATGAAAGGCTCCATGATGTTTGGCGAAGCGCGGCAAAGAGTCGAATCGCCGCAGAATTACGGCTTCACCTCGGTCGTACTCCCGGCGAAGAAGGACAAGGACGGCAAGATCGAGGAAGCCGCCGAGGCTTACATCAGTTTTCTTGGCGGCAACCGCAGCTTCCCGGTCGCAGGCGTGATGGATGACCGGCGGCATCGGCCGTGGGGCCTGAAGCCGGGCGAGAATGCGCAGTATGACGATCTCGGCCAGATGACGCTGATGCGCCGGACCGGGCTCTACATGATGTCCACCGACAATCCCGATGAAAGCCAGCAGCAAAGCCAGAGCGGCGGCGCGTCGCCGACGCCGCATGCCGAACAGCAAACGACCGAGCGCATGGTGAGCATGCGGCACGTGGAAAAGAAAAAGCAGCCCCGGCCGAAGGGCGACGGCTCGAAAGAGGGCGCGGATCACAAGCACGAAGGCGAGAGCGTCAACACCGAGATTCGCTGCACCAAGAGCCGTATCGAGTTTCGCGCGGGCGACAAGGTCGTCGGCTTCTACGATGTCGGTTCCGACACGTGGCAGTTCAACGCCAAGATCATCAACAACATCGCCACCGAAAAAGTCATGGACAAGGCCCCAAGGATCGATCACGAAAAATGACAAACAAGGCGCACCGGCATGGTGATGCGCGTATCTGCGGCGCGAGCACGGTCGTGACCGGGCAGAATTTCACCTACGTCAATGGCAAGCTATGGGCGGTCGTGGGCGATCCCAATACCGATGGCGACGGTGCGCTGATTGCCACGCAGGAAGTCACCTACATCAACGGCAAGCTGGTCATCGTCCATTCGCCGGACCCGGCCGCGCCTGACGATCTGTGCATCATCGAAGGCGGCGATCATTGCCTACCGGCGACGGCGGCGGGCAGCGAAAACACCTATGCCTGACATTAGGCTGATCCAAGATGTGCGCTGGCCGCGTTATTCGATCAGCGTTGACTGGTCATTGCTCAGCGACGGCACGCTCGACGATGATCAGGCGCTGGCGACGGCGGTCATTGTCGCGCTCGGCACCGACCGGATAGCGACGCCGGACGACATCCTGCCGGACCCGGATTCCACCGACCGCGCCGGATGGTGGGGCGATCTCGACGCCGAGGAAATTCACAGCGGCTGGCCCATCGGCTCGCGGCTGTGGCTGTTGCGGCGCTCCAAGATCACCGGGCCGCAGGACGAACAGGGTGCCACCGTCGCGCGCGTGGAAGAGTACATCCGCGAAGCGATCCAGCCCTTCATCGATTTGAATATCGCATCGAGCTTCGACGTGGAGGTGCAGCGCATCGGCACCGAACGGATCGACGCTTTCATCGTGATCTATCGCGGACCGACGCGGCCCGTCGAACTGCGCTTTCAAATTCTGTGGGATGACATCGAAAGGATTTAGCATTGCCTTGGTCCACTCCTTCGCTGCGTGAAGTCCGCGAACTTGTGCGCGACAATATCCGCGCCTATTTGCCGGGCGCTGATGCGAGCGTGCCGAATTCCGTGCTGCGGGTTCTCGGCGACGCGCAGGGCGGACTGTGTCATCTCAACCTGCAATATCTCGACTGGCTGGCGTTGCAGCTTCTGCCGGATACGGCGGAAACCGAATGGCTCGACCGCCATGGCGACATCTGGCTGGTCAATGCCGATGGCACGATAGGCCGCAAGGAAGCCAGCTTCGCGCAGGGCACGGTCAATTTCGAAGGCGCGGACGGCACTATTGTTCCGGCCGGAACATTGCTCACGGCGCAGTCCGGCGGCGGCACCGAATACGAGACGACCGCTGAAATCGTCATCGGCACCATCCCGACAGAATGCCCGGTGCGCGCGCTTGATCCGGGCGTCGGCGGCAATCTCGCGGAAGGCGAGCCGTTGGCCTGCGCGCTTGCCGGTGTCAGCTTCATCACCGCCGTGCAAATCACGGGCGGCGTCGATCAGGAGAACGATGACGATCTGCGCGCGCGTGTGCTGCAGCGCATCCGCAATCCGGCGATGGGCGGCACGCAGGAGAACTATGTCACATGGGCCTTAGCGGTCCCGGGCGTCACGCGCGCATGGGCCGCGCCGGAGCAAGGTCCGGGCACCATCACCGTCCGCTTCCTGATGGACGAATTGCGCGCCGATGATGACGGCTGGCCGCAGCCGAACGATCTGCAGACCGTCCACGACTACATCAACAAGATGCGGCCGGTGACGGTGAAAGACACCTATGTCGTCGCGCCAATCAAGGAATTCGTCGATGTCACCATCGAAAATCTGGTGCCGGAATCGGCGCGCGGCGCGGTCGAGCAAAGCCTGCGCGATATGCTGTTCCAGATGGCCGCTCCCGGGCAGACGATCTATGCCGCGTGGATCAGCTACGCGATCATGAACGCGCCGGAGGTGCAATCCTTCAAGCTGGTCACGACGCAGGACTGGATCATGCCGTCGCTCGGCCACATGGCGGTGCTCGGCACTGTGCTGTTCGATGAGAATCCGTAATGGCCGACCGTCATGTCCGCCGACTCGGTCAGGACTACGGCAACGCTTTTCTGACCTTGCTGCCGCAGGGGCAGGCGTGGCCGAAGGCGGAAGGAACGACGCTCAATCTGACGTGCCGGGGCCTTGCCGAATACTGGGGCTTTGTCGATAGGCGCGCGGCCGATCTGCTGGAGGTGGAAAGCGACCCGCGCTACACGATAGAGCTTCTGCCGGACTGGGAACGCAACTGGGGCCTGCCTGATCCCTGCGTCAAGGAGCCGACGACGGTCGGCGAGCGGCGGCTGGCGCTGCTGCAGCGGATGACGATGATCGGCGCGCAGTCGCGCCAGTTCTTCATCGATCTCGCGGCCAGCCTCGGCTACACGATCACCATCACCGAATATCGCACCTTCGTTGTCGGCATCGACCGCGTCGGCGACGCGCGCGTCTACGGCAACGGCATGGTCCCCATGTACAACGAATGGGGAAATCCGTGGCTCGACGTGCTCGGCAATCCGGTTTCCGGTGCCGCGCTGTTGTGGTTTCGCTGCGGTGACGGGCAATGCGGAATCAAACCGCATCTCGAATTCGGTGAAGGCGAGGAAAGGGAATTGTCCGAATGGCCGTATTGGGGCCTCGGGCCGGATACCAATCGCTTTTACTGGACCGTGCATCTTGAGCACGGAAAAATCGTGTGGTTCCGCTGCGCATCCGGCCAGAGCGGCGTCGATCCGCACCTGATCTATATCGGGCCGGAGTCGCGGCTGATCTGGTTTCGCTGCGGCGTGCATCAGTGCGGCGTCGATCCGCTGCTCTTCATCCGCATTGCTGATGATCTTGAATGCTTGTTCAACCGCTGGAAACCGGCGCACACGCACGTGCTTTTCGATTATTCGGGACTAGAGCAGCCGGGCGATCCGATGGGCGGGACACCTTGACCAACAGGAGGCAACCTTGAAATACGTGCAGCCGTATGGCGTGTCTGATCCGAATGCTTCTTACATCAATGGCGATCCGTCCACCGGCACCATGGGATCGATCCCGCCTGCGGCTTCCATCGAGCATCCGCAGCGCGAGATCGTCAACTTCATCACCAAATGCGGGATCACGCCGTCCACTTCCGACCTGCTGCAACTGGCGAAGGCGGTACAGTCCGGCTTCATCAATTTCGGCGTCGATGACGGCGATCCCAACGAAATCGAAATCACCCCGGCCGTGCCGATTGCTTCCTACAAGCTCGGCCAGCGCTTCGCCATCAAGGTGGCTAACGGCAATACCGGGCCAACGACGGTCAACATCAGCGGCGTCGGCCCGGCCCCGCTGATCCACACCGACCTGTCGCCGATGAATGCCTATGAGCTTGTCGCCGGGCAGTTGATCGAAGTGGCCTATGACGGCGAGAGTTTTCAGGTGCTCGCGGGCGCGAGCGCGGGCGCGGTGACCATGGTCGCGCCGCAGCATCTCTACGTCAACGCCACCACCGGCAGCGACACGCTCTATGACGGTTCGTCGCCCGTCGTGTCCGGCGCGAAGGCGGGGCCATTCAAGACCATCGCCAAGGCGCTCGCCACGATGAGCAAATACAATCTCGGCGGCTGGACCTTCACCATCCACGTCGCTGACGGCAATTATCACAACGCCGCGCCCATCGAATTCCCGGCCGTGAACGGCTCGGGCAAGGTCATCCTGAGCGGCAATGTCTCCAATCCGCTGGCGGTGTCGATCATGAACACCGGCACCGGCAGCGCGTGGCGGCTGAGTGAAGCGGGCTCTTACATCATCTCCGGCTTCCGCTTCCGCACCACCGCCGCCGCCGGGGCCGATCTGGGCGCGGGCATCATCTGCGCCGCCCCGGCAGGCATGACGCTCGGCAAGTGCGACTTCGGCCAATGCAGCGGCCAGCACATCGTGAGCGGCCCGGGCGCTTACTGCGGCATCAACGGCGACATCACCATCAGCGGCGGCGCAATCGCGCATCTGTTCGCATGGGTTGGCTCTTCGCTGCTGGTCGGAGCCGATCAGCCGGGCGATCCCAATCTGACGATCACCAATCCGGTCAACATCACCAATTTCGTGCAGTCGTCGGAATGCTCCACGATCAGGCCGATCTATGGCGTGATCAGCGGCGCGGCCAACGTGACCGGCAAGAAATATGTCGCCAGCGGCAATGGCATCATCCAGACGCGCGGCAGGGCCGTCACTTATCTGCCGGGCGACACGGCAGGAACGCTCGCGACAGGAGGGCAATATCTATGATCAACATCGAAAATCATTACTGGATCATCGGCGGCTCGGCGACCGACGTGTATTCGAGCAAGAGCAACACGCGCGTCGCGCAGAATGATGCCGACTACGCGGCATGGAAGGCGAGCTTTGCGCCGACGCAAATCGAAAGCGAGGAAGAACTGGCGCAAGTGATGCGGCAGTATCAGTATCTGCCGCGCTGGTTGCTCAATGCGCCGTCCTTCATCCAGCCGTCGCCGGATGCCTACAACAAGGATCAGTTGAAGGCGTATAGCGACGACGCCCGCGCGCGCAAGAACAACGGCGGCATTGTCGTCAATGGCATCCCGTTTCCGTCCGATACGATCACGCTGGGAGCATTGAACGCGGCTTATATCTACACGCAGGCCAATCCCGGCTCGACGTTTTCGTGGAAACTGCCGGATGGCACCTTCATCACGCTCGACAAGGCGCAGGTCGAGCAGCTTCAGGCGGCCGTCGCCAGATTTGGGCAGGACTGCTTCGCCTGCGAGGATGCAACCGCGACAGCCATCGACGGCGGCAGCATCACCGATCTGCCCGGCATCGACGCCGCTTATGATGCCGTCTCCAATGAATTCGCATCCACCATCACGCAACGGCGAAAGTAAGCGGCATGGCCATCGTCAACATCACCGCCTACAACGATGCGGATTTCAACCGCACGTTCATCTGGAAAACGGTCAGCGGCGCGGCCATCAATCTGACCGGCGGCACGATGGAGATGATGCTGCGCAAGCGTGCCGAGGATCAGGTCGCGCTGTTGCGGCTGGCCACCGATACCGGCGAGATCACGATTCTCGACGCTGAGGCGGGCCGGTTTGCGCTGCGCATCGCGCAGTATGAACTGGAACGGCTCGATCTCGGCGAATTCGATCAGTCCAACATCTTCTCCAAGGACGGCGCGAAGACCCGCATCTGGTCCGGCACCTTCATCAACAAAGCTGGGCCGACGCGATGACCGATACCGTTGTCACTCAGGATGTCGATCCGGACGTTGAAGTTCTGCAGGACGATCCGGTCACGGTCATCGAAACCGGCGATGTCGGCCCGCCCGGCATAACCGGCCCGCCCGGCCCGGTGGGCGATGCCGGTGATCCCGGCGGTCCCGGCCCGGAAGGCCCGGCCGGACCGCCCGGCCCGCAGGGGCTTGAGGGCGCGGAAGGCCCGCAGGGCGCGAAAGGCGACGCTGGAGCCACCGGCCCGCCCGGGGCCACGGGTGCAGCCGGACCCGCCGGACCGACCGGAGCGCCCGGCGCAACGGGGCCAAAGGGCGATACCGGCGCGGCAGGCCCGGCGGGTGCGGCAGGCCCGGCGGGGCCGAAGGGCGATCCCGGCGATCCCGGTCCGGTGCTGAGCGTCTTCGGCCGCATCGGCGCGGTCATCGCAGCGAACAACGACTATGCCGCCGCGCAAATCACCTACACGCCGGTCGGCACGCTCACGGCCACGCAGGTGCAGCAGGCCATCGGCCAGCTTGAAACCGGCAAGCCGAACAAGGCCCCGATCACTGTCGATAGGACGGCGATCCGGGCCAGCGGCGTTGCCGGAAATCAGCAAGCCTCGGACCTTGTGATTTCCGATGCCTGCAAGCTCAGCCGCAACGGCGGCGTTGGCATCGCCATTGAGGCGAGCAACGGACCCGATGCTGGCGCGGGCGAGGTGGGCGAATTCTATTCGATGAATTTGGCCTTCCCCTCGGCGGTTCCGGTTCTGAACGCCACCGTCAAGGCCATCGGCTTCATCGATCTGCCGCCCGGCGATTGGCAGGTGTCGGCCGTGCTTGCTTTCAGCGGCGGCGGCACCGCCACGCGCGTTTCCGCTGCGATCAACACGGCGGTTGCACTGCCGGGAGCCAACCTTACCTCCGCCAGCGTCGTCAACATCATGCAGGCTGGCGGCGGCATGGTGATTTCCAGCGGCTATGCGCTCGGCGTGGCTCCCTGCCGGATGCTGCTGGCGTCCGGCTTCACGCGCACCTACGCGCTGGTGCAGGCTGATTTCACCACCGGCACATGGAGCGCCTTCGGCAAGATACAGGCTTGGAGGACGCGCTGATGATGGACGAATGGGTGCAGGGCGTGCTGGAAAATCGCGCCGATCAAAGCTGGGAGCCGATGCTGTTTGCCAGCCCGGACGTGGTCGAGCACTTCCCCAACATCGCGGGAATGCCGGTCACGGCCGACGATGCGCTGCCGTCGCGCACGCTGCAAATCCGCTCGGCGACCGCGCTGGCGTATGACATCGAAAGCTATGCGGCGGGCCATGTCATGGCGGAGTATTCGCGCGTGCCGCTGCCGCCGAAGCCACAGAAAGAAGAAGAGCCAGCATGACGTGCCGCGCCTGCGAGGAGAGCCGCCGCAAAATGCGCGCCGTGCTGGCGGCCCTGCGAATCCGCAAGCCACCGCAGGCCGCGCCGGTCAACAAGAGCAAGGAAACCGGAAAATGAGCAGTTGGCACCTCGCGCGCAGTCTTGAAACTTTCCGCTCGCAGGTCGATGCCAAATATCCGGACCGCGACAAGTCGTCGGACGGCACCATCGGTGACGAGGCGCATCAGTCGAGCACCAGCGATCACAATCCCGATGAAGACGGCGCGGTCAAAGCCATCGACATCACGCACGATCCCAACGGCGGCCCGGACTGCACCGTGCTCGCCGAAATGCTTTGGGCGGGCAAGGACTATCGCGTCGCCTACATCATCTGGAACGAGCGCATTTCCAATCCCGACATCGAAGGCGGCGCATGGCGGCCCTATACCGGCAGCAATCCGCACACCATGCACATGCACCTGTCGGTAAAAAAGGAAGGCTGCGAAGACCCGGCGGAATGGATGGCGGTGCCGGTGCCGATGGTGATCGGTGTCCCGGCCGGGCCGCTGCCGAAGCTGAAGCGCGGCAATTCCGGACTGGCGGTCGAGGTGCTGCAGGCACTGCTTGGCGTCGCGGTCGATGGCTATTTCGGCGCGGAAAGCGAGACGGCCGTCATGGCCGCGCAGAAGCAAGCCGGGCTTATCGTTGACGGCGTCGTCGGCAACTACACGTGGGAAGCGTTGGCGAACGAAGCGTGATCACTGGAGGATGCCATGATCAACAGTCTCATTTTGCTTGTCGTCTACATCATCGTCATCGGGCTTGTCATCTGGCTGCTGCACTATCTGATCGATGCGATCCCGCTGCCGGAGCCGTTTCACCGCGTGGCGAAAATCGCGCTGCTGGTGATCGGCGTGCTGATCGTGATTCTGTTGTTGCTGCAATTCGTCGGCGTGGTCGATACATCGTTACCGCGCGTCAGATGAATCATTCCGGCCAGAACCCTCTCTCCCGCACAGGCCGGAATGACCGGGGCGGACTTTCCGCCCCCAGTCCGCCCCGGATCATTTGCGCCTGATCAACTGGGCAATCGCGGCCTGTCCTTCGGGCGAAGCGGCCCAAGCCTCGGACTCCTCAAAATTGGCATCGAATTCGCCTAGCTGGTGACGCTGCATAAGCGCCACGGCAGCGGGCGTGCCGACCGCGCGAAGATCGCACATCAGTTGCAATTCGGGC